GTTAGAAGAAAATCACCATGATAACGATGTATGTAGTTGTTGATACATCCAAAAAACTCCTTATTATTAAAATTAAATGTTTTAAACAAAAATGTTTCGGCAATATGCTCTAAATGTGACATTATGATTGTAAGTTGAAAAACTTGATAACGTAAGTCTAATTATATTTTTGAAAATTAGTAAAAGTTAAATGCGTCAAAAGCTCCTTAAAACAATTGACACGTTAAAAACCTATCTGTAAGAAATGACTATTTACCATCCGGTATAAGAGTTTCTCTCTTATACTCGATCAAATAACTATATGTGATATCATTAGCATTACTTAAGAAATCAAAAAGAATATTAACGTCACCATATGTTAAATTGTGATAAAAAGTTGTTAAAGCTAATGATCCTAATCTTTTTTGATATTCATTTTTGACTACCGCAACACGAGTTTTGACACCAGCTAATACTTCATTGAAATGTTCTTCATTTCTGTATTCCTTCCCTAAAAATTTCGCAGTTTGTTTAACAACATCAGGGAATAACCCTGCACTAGTAATAACATAACCTGCGAATTCTCCAACATCGTAACTGTGTAGTTTAGTTTTGTGTCCGGTCAATTTTAGTAAATTTGCCCCTCTAGTAGTTATCTCACATCCTCTGCATAAACACCCGCTATCATCTCCTTTCCAGAAGCTAACAGCTATGTCTTTATACCCAAAAACTGAGAAACTTAGAGCTATATTCCCTATGGTATTGACCACGATGGTGAGCGGTCCACCAGAGAAATTCTTTTCACTTCCATATAATTTGACGGTTCCGTTTTTACTATTATAAATCATTTTCCAACTCGCGCTAAATTTATCATACCAATCCAACAGCTTGTTGGGGCACCCAGCAGCCTGTAATAATAGCCTGAAGAATGATGTGAAACATGATCTATAAGAAGCATCCCATTCAGTGTAATCATTGCAAACCCATTGATAACTATCATCTTGCATTTCTGAGGAGTACTTCAAAACTAAATCATTAAATTCTTCATCTGAACCGTGTGTGACTATATGTAGGTTGTTATCTCTACCTATATCCCTGATTGTTTTCAAAATAAAAGCACCATAACCTGAAAACAGAATGTTTAACATTTTACTGAACTGCGAGACACCTTGCCCGACTTTATCACTCTGATCGAAGCCATCTTCGGGTTTATATTTACCTTGATATTTGTTAAAATAACTAATGGGCTCATTAAACTCGTTAAATTCGCAATCATAAACCTTTTTGAAGTCTACGTTCCTTTTGTTACCAGCACGAATAAATGCTGCAGATTGTTCGTAAACGACCTCATAAGATCTATTTTTAAGTTCTCTGAGTATTCGAGAAAAGCAATCAGTTCTGTTATGCAATGCTTTACTAAGACCTTCACACAAATCAGTGACTGCTGCTCTAATAATCCGCTGACTCATCTTTGGGCGAGCCGCACCATACCTGGTAATCATCGATTGTATAGTTTCAATCGGGTTCCAACTTGTTTGTTGTATAACATGCGGTTCACCAACAATTTTCTTGATGTATTTATCATTTGATGATTGCGCCATTAGATCAGCATTCATAAGTAATGTCCCATTATCTAAATTGTTCAATTCAGGTTTAAGCACGTTCGTGTAGACATCTGTAGCGTTGGTATGCTTGTATTCTTTAGTTAAAATTTCAGAGGCAGTCTCAGGTTGAACTTTTGTCGTGACCACCCCTTCATTATCGGCTGTTATCATATTACTCAAATCAACTTCTTCGATATATCTTTCGCTATTGACAGCAACATCATTATAATTATCTAAATTGGCAATATGTAAACCTAAAATACCTAGATACTTAATTATAACACCTTTCTCTTCCCCAGCAAAAACTAACTGATTAGTAGCCCTAGTTAATGCGGTATAAATCCATTCCACTTTATTAATTAACGCCGATTGTATACTTCTTGAGTCAATATAGAAAAGAACTGTGTGAGCCATAGAACCTTGGTAACAAGTAATAGTAGAAGCGTCAAAACCTGCT